ACCGTCTCCTGCTTCCACTGACCACAGGAGTTTGGGCATTCTGCTTTTCCACATTTGCTTTCTCCTCTCTTTTTTCTTCAGGTAGTTTCACGATCATCTCTTCTATGCTCGAGTACTTTCTAGCATAGTCCAGTAACCTTGCAACAGCTACCATAAAGGTTGATCGTGAGGTAGCCAAGCCAAAAAACTTTCCAGCTTGAGGTGGTAGATTGTCACTGTTAAATCTTGTATTCTCTCTTAAAGCTAAAAACTCTTTCCAAGTTCGTTCACAGTCAAGAAGCATCTGACAGAACAGATTCCACTTTTTAACTATTGCTACTTCTTCCGGTCTTAGATTTTGCATTAGTTTCTGGTCCTTTCTTAGCATTCTCAAGCATTGCTTGACGCTGAATCATTTGCTCCTCTAATTGTTTCAAAAACAACTGATGTTGCATTGCATGGGTCTCGAAGATAAGTTCAAGTTCCATAAAAGCCTTAGGATTCTGTAACTTAACCTTTTGGTAGTCCAAGGTCTTTCTAAAGTGATTATGCTCTTGCATATGGATTGAGTGATTGTCATACTGATTAACTTTCAAATCAGTTACTTGTCCACTAATCAAAGTGTTATTTTCATATCTCGCATACATTTCATCGAGTTTAGTATCTCCATACAGATCATCAACTACTGCATCATCAAGCATATTCATTACATGGCGTCTGACTTCAGGATCAACAGGATCACCATATAATCCCTTAGCAAAACGATCCATAGTAACTTGATTGCGCAACACTCGAGATTCTGGTAAAGAGCTTTGCCGCTTTACTGAAACATCAGTATTCCCTCTAAGATCACTTCCTTTAAACGAGAACACCTCATACTCATTCTCTCTTCCAACTATCTTAATCATTCTGGCGGTATTATAGCCGTCTTGGAATCTTTTAAGTATCCGAGTTCCCCAAGCCTCTAAACCTTCCTCGAATACTGCATGACTTGGTAATTTACCAAAAGCATCTTGTTCCAACAAGAGTGCTACCATATCGCCAGAACGAATATCAGACTTATTTGTACCTCGACTCACTTCGTGAGCAGAATACAGATCTTCCAAAGAAGCTTTAGCTGTATTCAAAGAAAGCTCAATAGATCGGGGCAGCTCAGTAAGGTCCATCCACTTAGGGACATGCCCCATTACAGGCTTGTATTGAATTGTCTCTCCATGAGTATCATCAGGAAGAACCTCTAATTGGCTTCCTTTCGGAGTAAGCAGTTTACCCTTACCAACTACTTGATTAAACTCATCAACAGAATTATTAGTCTTATTCCAGCGCACCTGTAATGGTACAGCCTCGGTAAAAGTCGCTCTGCCCCAGAATACTCCAGGAATATCTATATCTTTAAAATGCTCTAAATTATAGCTATTAAAAGGATATTCTGCACTTTGTAACACTATTCCATTAGCTGCCGTTATAGCCAAACCATTAGGATAATCCAAACAGGGCTGATGATAAAACTCCATCATTACAGCACCTTGAATCTTTGTATTAGCTGTTCCTACTCTCCCTGAGATAAGATCAGCTCCAAAGGTAGCTGTTGCTCCAGATTCTGCTGTAACTTCAATTCCTCGTTTGTAGTTTCCTCTAATATAATCGAGTGTTCTCCACTTAGCTTTAATAATCCACGGCATTCTATGCAGATCGGTATCGCCCAAGAAGACAACGGGGAGAATGATCTCAAATGGACTCCAGACTCCAGCATCGACATCTCCAAGGTAAACAAGCTTTCCGCTCTTTGGATCAACCGAAGTCGGTCCCAACTTGGAGTTCCATCTATCATCCAAGAATCCATTACCTGTAACATAAATCCACCCTGCAAGTTCTCTCCGTTTGCGCTTCATGCGTGAGCTGCGCCAGAAGTACTGAAGCACCTTTGAACCAACTTTAGCTGACTTAATATCTTCATCCTCATTAGTATTAGGCACAACCGTCATTTGAGGATCATCTCGAATCAAATCAGCAACTAGACGCCGCCATTTAGGCAAGAGAATATTGTCAACCCTTCTTGGTCTACCTTTAATTCGAGCAATCTGTTGCAGCATATGAGCTTGCGAATTGAAGAAGACATACTGTCTACCAGCCAAAAACGCCAGATTAATCATCCACTCCCTTTCGAAGGGACGACGCAGTTCTAAGCCAAGATCATACTTCTCTTTAACAACAGACCAGAGCAGCATGTCTTCTTCAGTTTGTGTAGATTTCTTTGGCTTCGCAAGAAATCGCTCAGCTGCTTTGACGTTAAGTCTCATCTACGGTTTCTCCAGCAAGAAATTCTTTACTAAAAGTATCTTGCTTTGCAAGAGCCTCAGCAGGATAATCCAACTCCGCTATACTTGCTGGCGAAGTCTGAGCATAAGTTTTCATATCAAATCTAGACATATATCGGTTAAGCATATCTCGATTATCTTGCCTTAATCCACGGATTATTTCTGCTTGAATATCAATAACCTTTGATAACTCTTTAAGCGTAGCTTTCAATGTTGGGGTTGTACTGAACATATTTTTCCTTTCTTAACCGATTCAATCATTGAACAGGTTTAGTTAATTCAACACAATCATCTTCCTTAATTGGCTGTGACTTTGCAAGTAACTCTTTTGTTCTTGCTGATCCCTCATTAGAGCTATACCACCAATCGAGTACAGTTCCAAACTTCATTGTAACTGCCCCAATCATACCAGAAACTAATTCCCTATGCTCCATAGGAAGAGTTCCTCTCATAGAGAGAAAGTAATAGAGAATCATAAAGAATCCAACAACTACTATAATCGAAAGCGTAATTTGTCCAGGTCGCTGTGTAGTCATATTCTCTCCCTATGGAGCAAAGCAAAGTTTTCTTCCGCCATCCTCACCATACTTAGCCCATGAGCCGTCACTTATTTCATCGACAGCTTTGAAAACTAAATGACAAGCTATATCAGGAAGCCCATCTTCATCAGCTATCTTTTCCAATTCTCTATTAATAGCATGAAAATACTTATTAAAATCAAGATAACCCTGTCGCATTAAATCAGCAAAAGCATCGTGGGCTAAGGAACCTCTCATCATCTGTGGTATATCAGGACAACCACCACTTGGTCCATCCCAAGGATAAGCGTGACGAATAGTTAATAGACCTTCCATATTAAGATCAATATATTCAGTCTTAATATCATATGGCGGCCTAACATCAGTCTGTACGACATAGTCAGTAGCAAGCCAATACTTTATTCCACTGATATACGCTATTCTGTCACCTTTCATGGCAGCACCGGAATTGGTATCTTAAGATCTGTTGTTATTGGTGGACTTGCATCCTGTTTAATTGCCCCTGATTCAGCTTGAACCTCAAGCCTTACTGTTATATCCTTTCAGTTATCGCCCAAGAATAGATTATACTCTCTTGGAGCATGAACCCAGGAGCATCCACTACACACTAAAATTAAGCTTATCAACAAGCCTTTTAGAAAATACAAGTGCAATGCTTCCATCTTCATTAGGCACCACCTGGAAGTCTTCAACTGAAAGTTTAAATTCAGCTCCCATACCAGTTACAGCAAACTGCAAAATCTGCATAATCTCGCCAGCATTAAGTTTGCTGTCAGCAAGGGCCAACAGAATCGCATTTGCTAAGCCCATACCGAACATCATCCGAGAAAAGAAATTCATAGAAATAGCCATTTTACTTTCTCCCTTCATGCTTTAATGAATAATGATTTCCATCTTTGAATCTTCCGCCCCAAGCACAATCACTATCTAGACTTTCCCACCACTCTCCAAGTATTCTATGATCTTCTGTCGAAGATAGAAAAACCCACTTACCTCCTTCCCTCTTGAAGAGATTTAGATCAATAGCAAGTCGCTCTTTATGCAGAGATACCTCTGATCCATAAGGACATCTAGGATCACGATAAGCATCTCCAAGAGTAACTCCATAGCCAAACTCAAAAGCTTTGGCTATAAGTTGAGCTACAAGGCCCGCAAACTTAATCTGTTTATCATTTAATTGGCTCATTATTTACCCTTTATCGGCATTGATGTAGGTTCTATATTAAAAGAAAGCATAAGCTTTGTCAGATTATTTACAACGTATTCTTGCTGTACTTCTAATTTAACAACTCTTTTATCCACAGCAAATCCATTAAGTGCTGTCCATCCAGTAAATAAGAATATTCCTCCAATCATAGGAATACCTATTGATATAAGAACCCAACGAGGAACTTTATTTCCAATAGACTTCCACATAGTTTCATGAGCTTTTTCATTTTCTTCTTCTCGTTTAGTCTCTTCAGCTCTATAACGATCACAGAGAGCACACGCATCCTTTCTTCTGTCTGTTCCAATACGACGTTCAGTCATTATAGCATCTACCTTGCTTCGCTGCGCTTGTCGGTCATGGGCAAGCCGTCCCGCTAAAAAGTCCCTTAAATCCAGAACCATCCCCTATTGTCGGACCTGCACCGCCACACTTAGCGGCATCAGTATTCCAAAATTTGCTTCCGTTGGCTACAGTTAAATCGTCCACATCAGCAGGATAGTCAAAGTTAAATACCTTAATAACTTCCGCTCCGGCCCTTGCAAATCCATTCCATGCAGAAATCCGATTGACACCCGCTCCCGAAACCGTTATCGCGCCGCCATTAGTGTAAATAACCTCATTGTCCGGTGTATCTATGGCAATATTGTTCAGCGCCACATTCATATCACTAAACGTTACCAACATCCGGTTTGGATGATATAGGTTGACATTTGAAATCATACCGCTACCAATAGTAGAGTTATTCTGCGCCCAAATAATGCTGCGACTATAACGACCGATGTAATTCGAAATCATGTAACCTGAAAGCGTGCCTGTTCCAGCAATGTTTATCCAATCGACATTTCCAGTAGCCGAAAGTTTTAGCAAAATTGAATTAGCCACCAATGAAGTGATTGTCCCTTCAAGAGAAATAACGCTGGTCGGAGCGTTACTTCCGGTTTCTGCAACTACATTAAATCCATTGATATTGAGTTGGGTAATGGTTCCCGCAATTTTAATCAGATCGTATATATTTCCAGAAGCATTGGTGTTAAATCGTATATTCGAAAGCGACAAGCCTGTCGTGGTTCCACCTATATAAATTATATTTGATAGTTCGGTCGCACCGGAAGCGTTATAGTAAATATTTGAAATTGAAACGTCCCCATAAGTTCCGGTTGTGCCTGAATACCAATCAGAGAATAATTTTCCAGATACAATAGTATTTAATTGAACCCCATCCATCACAACGCTTTCAAAAGTTCCATTTCCAGCCAACACAGAATAGTTCGCAGATTGCTCCGTAAATATATTTTTAAAGGATACTTTTTTACCGGCTGTCGCCGTCATCATAATATTGTGATAGATAGAAGTTCCATATAGACCATCAACAAAAATACGGTCTATAGTGCCTGCTCCGTAAATCGAATCATTCAGCGATATGATAAAACTGGAAGCAATCGAATTAATGTTGCGAAGCGTAATATCACTAATGTTGTTACCCGGAGCCGGTTCAAGTTTTATCATGATAAATCCGGGAGTATTGCCATGCACATTCTCAATAAAAATGTCGGATACGTCACCGTTTACATCATTAAAGAAAAAAGGCGTGGTATCCCAATCCCGCGCAGTGATGGAAATCAGGTCGTCTCCAGTTGTTCCGGTGATGTTTCGAACAACTCCGTTTTTTGTGGGACCGTCTATATGGACGCCATCGGAAGCGGTTGCGAAGTCTATATTTTCAACCATGAATTTGGTGGCGTCCGAAATCAGAAGCGCATACTTACTGGCGCTACTGGTGATCTTCAAATCCTCGACTATCAGCCCATCTATCCTTTTGAATGAAACTACATGACCCGTTGTCCCGGCATAAGTGATTGTCCCGTTTTTCAGCCTGATATTGGAATCACGATTATAGATAACGATAGCCTTGTTCGTAACAGATACCTTGGCTGTTGTATCTATTTCTATTTCACTGGCACTTGTGCGAGTTACGATTATAGCACAAAGCTGCGTATCTCCAGTGTTGGCACCGGCTACAGTTATGGACCTACCCACATCGGCAGAAGTAAAGTTAGCCGTTGCAGAGGTTAGGGTTGTTGAGCCGCTATTGATCGCCGCGTCCGATACCGTTCTAACCGAGTCGATTGCGTGGGCGTTTGTAAGTCCTACGGTAGCCGCACCAAATTCAAACGCGATGGTTGAGCCATTCAGGTCTAAAATGGTATTGGATGAAACAACAATCTGTGATGTGGCCTTGCATATTTTACCCGCTGGAAGTTTGAAACTGCCACCCGAAGCGATAGCGGCATTGATAATAGAGGCATCGTTCGTTGAACCGTCAGCATTCAGGCCGTCTATATATACCGTCCCAATCTTTGTATCTATCACCGCCCCAGTATAGGCCGAATTGTAATCGGCGGCGAAGCAGGCGGTTGAGAACAAAACGACAATCAGGATTCTAAGCAAGTTGGCAAGCATGGCATGTCTCTTATTTAACGATGAAGTATCCGCCATTGACCTTAAAGTACTTTCCATCGGAAGTTTTTAAGGCTTTATCTGGCGGAGCTATGCCGTTTGATGAATTAGTATATAAGCCTATTAACCTAAGTATAATTAATCTAGTTCCATTTAACTGCTCAGTATTTGCTTGAGTATATCCAAATATACTTAGAATAAGAAAAGCAAGTATAATTAAAATATAACGCATAGTACACCTAATTAATAAAATTTAGTCTTATAGTAAACACAGCGCTATTTACTGCTTGATTAGATATAACAAGATAGAGATTTCCATATACAGGAATAGGTCCATAAACAGCAGCGCCTGCTGCATCAGTACCAATCCTAGGCTGAAAGAAATTGTTTCCAGCATTATCTATTTTATCCGTTCCGGCACCATTAAGAATATCTTTCCCAGAGGATGTATGTTGTAATAGTGTAATATCAGTGTTATCTGTAGGACCGGTCGCCCCATAATATGTCTCAATCGAATATAAGTATCTCCCACCAAGCGAATACGGTAATTTGTATGTAGTAGCTGAATGAGTAGAATCTGCTGTTACAACAATATCAAGTTGTATCCAACCATTAGAAGCGTCTTGTCTTGTTGCAACAAATGTATATGCGGCAAAAACATCAACAGTAAAAACAAACATCAATCCAGCGATTAAACAGACAATCTTTTTCATTACAGGATCTCCTTATCCCAAATCCTCAACCTGTTCATAATATGAACCGGAACTTTCATACCAATCTATCATCGAGTCATTGCTTCGCAAAGAAAGTGCATGAATCATACAAGCTTCTTCTAGCGAGGGTTCAATAATTTTCTTTGTCTTCTCGACAGTAATTTGCCTTTCAAATTCAGCCATACTTTGTGGAATAGCTCTAATTACATCATCATCTGGAGCCATTCGATCTACTTGAAGAGCAATACCGAGACACATAACTTCATCATCGTTAGCGCCTTCTTTTGCCTTTGGTTTGCCAGTTTTGTCTATAATAAAGGTGTTAAATTCTCGACAACATCTCTTATCGCACCAGCCAGTTCCTTCGATGAGCCATTCTTTGATACCACCAACCAAAGCCCTTCGGGACGAAACACTTGTCCACCAACCCTTACGATAGGAAATTGAATTCTTCACAGTATCATAAATAGGCATAAGAAAGGGATTAGGCAAATCATGAACCTCAGTGAGCAGGTCAAACAAGGCTAGTCCCGGGCCATTAGTCTCCACTGCCCACCAAGGTTCTTTCTTGCTTGAGGTATAATACTGAGCCATTCCAACTATAATTCTAGCCAGTGCAACCTCATCAATTCGAGAAGCAAAGCTTGCAACAACACTTCTTGTCTCTCGACAAAGTACCTTTACAATAGAATAGTCTCCTGTCTCTTTTCCTTCAGCGACATCGCAAGCTAACACATAGCTTAAATTCTGCATCGGCTTATCATAAATAAGCACATAGTCATAATGTTCATAGGGATTCTCGACCTCCAACAAGGTAGTTTCACCATTAACCGGCTGAAGGTAAGAGACAGGAGATTTATCACTCTTAATTAAGACTGAAATTCGATCTCCAGCAGGACCATCAAAGACAGGATTACCTGCGCCTATATAATCAATATCAAGTTCTTGAGCAATATCACTACCTGTGCGTGTTCGACCAAGTGTCTGCTGATCGTACCAAACTGAGCGTAAACCCACCCAATGATTCTCGTCTACTACTTCAGCAGATCGAACAGGTTTTGGATAGACACAATAAAGCCCAAGTCGTTTCTCTGGATGCAAACTCCAATGTAAAGTATGCTTCTTTATTTTATCATCATGAGCCAAATCATAAAACTTTCCAGCAGCGCCCCAAGGAGTACTTACTGCAACACGACAAGGACTGGCATCGCCTGAGCTAGTCCAAGCCTTATCATCATTATTCTCCCATTTTGCAAACTCATCTAGAAGAATAGCCGCATATCTACCGCCAGTCGAGAAGCTTGCATTGTTTGATTCACCAGTTATGGATGATCCTGTCTCTGGATTAATCAATCTCATAAAATTATCATGAGTCTTAGAAGAAAAGTCCTTTGGCTGAAGCCAGACTGGAAGTCGATACAAGTTGTATCGTGCCTTCTCGAACAGTGTCCGCATATCGCCTTTCTTATCGACATAATCTTCTATTCTGCTACCAAGCAAGAAGTCATAACCACCAGAAGGATTCAGCCAAAGGAGCTCAAAAACGAGAATAACTATCCATGAGACACCCATGTCTCTGGATTTTTCAATCAATCTGTCTTGGGAATTTGTACCAGAAGAGGTCTTAATCGAGTTGACTAGATCTAGAATTACAACATCTTGAAAGTCATAAGTGCAGAATGGAATGTGATGATTAGGCTTTTTTCTAACATCAAAAGTCCAAAAGAAACAGTTAAAAGCATAGAGAGGATCTTGGAAGAAAAGTGTCTTACATTTCTCTCGATAAGATAGATCATCCTTGGCGCGTAGCAAAGTCTCACGCCGCCAAGCTAGATTCTCTCTATAATCTTTAGGATATTGAGTCAATGAAGCAGCCTATTCTATGACCTTTATGTTTACTACTTTCTGGCCTCTGACTTTCAAAACGAAAGGGCTTGAGGTGCTCCATGAGCCAACAGAAGTTATAGCTCCACTTGTAGAATCAGTTACTTCAACGTCTCCCCAAGCCTGGGCTTCGCCAAGATAGGTTCCATTAGTCATTCCAGCGACATCAAACTTCATTGCTCCATTAACAGGATTTCCTTCTACCCAAGCACCCCAAGTCACTCCATTATCAGCAGAAAGTCTCATTCTATATTTAGTTGAGGTGGCTGGATCGGCTACAAGAAATGGAGACGCAAACACAACCACTGCAAATAGCACGAACACAAGCGCACAAAACGTAGTCTTCAAGGAAACACCTCCACCGTGACAGACTAAACAGCACAAACGAAACTGAACAAAAACACGAAACAAAAAAGAAAAAACAAACTGAAAAGCAAAAACAAACAAAGACGCAACTGACAGACACTTATTTTTTATGATAGCCTTTATGCTTAAAGTATTCAATCTGTCTAAGCCTCTCCTCAGCTTCAGCCTTTGTAAGGTTCTTCTTACTTAGGCTTTTGCCCTTTTCCGAGACTACCTGATACCCTTGAGACGTCTTTCTTATCATCGGTTCCACCACTTGGCCGGTTCAATGTTTGAACAGGTTTAGTGA